TAGCGCTAGTTACATATAAATAATCTTTTTTCTGTATAGATTTGTTAACATCCACACCGACAGATAGACCATCGATTAATTGCTCGCCAGCAAGGATTAAAGCATCTTGACCTTGCATAGATGCGCTGATCTTAAATGATGCATAAATTCCGTCTTCTGCTTGATTAAATTTTTGCATACGACCTATTGGGCGCTCTGGTGAATGTTGCATAAGCATCTTTACCTTGCCAGGATCGCCTATCTCTATTGAGCCTTTAGCAAATACGACCTTACCAACGGAAGTATTGCCTACCTCTTCAAAAGGTACGATTTTGCCAGCAATAACTCTGCGCTCTGTATCGGCAGCTTCTACGTGACTACTGAATGTAAGTTTCATTTTCTGTTTCTCTTCCGTTAGGTGTTAGGCTTTCCATTTCTTTTGCATCATCTACGTCAATTAGACCTAGATTTATCATTTTCTCTAATGCCTCTAGGCGCTTCATTGTGTCAGCTCTTAAAAATGATTCTTCAATAGCAAACTTAACTACGTGGCCTCTCGGGGTTATATCATCCATACTTAAACGATCTTCAATAGCACAGATAAACGGCTGTAATGAATATGCTACAAACTCTTTGCGACCATCGATAATGTTTTGATAAGTCATGCTGTTATTCATATCTGCGCTTATGTAATATGCAGGTACATTCATAGCACGTGCAATTTGTGTTGCAAGATATTGCTGTGCTTCGTTATACATCATATCTTTTGGACTAAAGCCTGTGGTTTCATAAGATAAAGTAGAAGTTAAATATGCTGTAGATCTATTTAATCGGCTTTGCTTCCATTGTGCTAATAAACCAGATACTTGTTGTTCTGGTAGATCTGCGCCAGTGTTTTTGATGTAACCACTTGGCATTGGTGTTTGTGCAGATACAGCTGCGGCTTTTTCAATATCTAATGCGCTTTGTATTGTACGTGCTGCGGTAGTTAATACACCTTGTGTTAAGCCTTGAAATGTAATTAAAGATCCAACACCAGCCATAGGTGCTCTAACACCATCAATAAAATATTCTTCTACTTCTGTGCCAAACTTATTTGTTGTAAATGTAACTCTATTGTTAGCGACCCACTCAAATCGTGATGGCCTTAAATCATCTGCATATAATTCTGTTACTCGCCAATATGCAACACCATAAAATAAAAGACTATCGACAGTCCATGATATGGTGACGGATCTTGGTTGCCGATAGTCTGGTTGATCTATCCAAAGAGGGTTCCCCAACTCCTCACCATTAGACTTCTTGTAAAGTTTTAATGGCAAGTATGAAACTACACCAGCTATAAGATTTCTGCAACGTGAAACGGCAGGTACTTGCATAGCAAAATTGCGATCTAATCCACCTGGGAAATTACCAACACCAGTTGTAAATGAACCATAGCCATAGGCTGTGTCCATAATGGCAGGGGCGTATTGCGCTTGGACAGTTTCAGTTTTTTTGGTTATACCCAAAGCAGACAATAGACCCATATGTATACTTTATACCATAAAACGGACTATTGGTGCAAGTTACACAAAGATTTGCGCAGTTTGTTGCGGTCTAGTTAATTGGCTTACCACCATAGCAAGGCTTATTGCAGCTGTAACATCGCCAGCCGATTTACGCCTAATAATACGCCAGCCAGCATCATTCGTCTTAGCTGCACAGTTATTAAGGTGCTGTACTAAGTCCGCTTGCCCACTATGTACTAATCTAACGTTAGCCAGGGCATCTGATAAGTCTGAACAGGCCTGGTAGAAAGCCTGGCCACTGCAATCTTCGATACGCCAGCCACTTTGTTCTAATTTTGTAGCTAATGTTTGAGTGGCGTACTTGTCAAACAGTATTTTGTGTGGGTGATACTTCTTTGCCCACTCATTAATATCACTAGCCATCTTAACTTCATCTACAGCTACTTCACTTTGCCATAATTGGGCTAGACCTACTGCTATCTTGCCATCTTTTAATTGACCCATAACTAGAGCGCCTGATCTTCTAGTAGGTGCAATATCAAAGGCCATTATAGTCATTGGCCCGACAGGGATTTCTAGTGTGCTATCACTACATGCTTCAATAGATCCATATACCCAGGGGCTTACAGCGCTATCTATCCACTGGCATAACATCTCAGTACGTGTAGCTTCTACGCTATTTGTATTGACTGATTCTTCTAAAGTTTCTTCGGATATTAAATGCCCTAATGCTGGATTCGCTAATGCCCAGGCTTTACGATCATGTATCTTACAGTGCTGTGGTGCTGACCATTCGTAATAACCTAAACTCTCTGGTGGGTATGATAAACAGCGCTCTTTAAGATCATTAAGCACAGTACTAAATCCATCACCTGCGTTACTTGTCATCAAAGTCATTGAATTAGGCCTAGCACGTGTAACAGGTAATGCAGCTGTAAAGGCTTCTTCTGTCCACTCACGTAATTCATCGATGTATAAGAAATCGGCAGTCTTACCACGTGGTGCATCACGTGTTGCAGCGGCTATCTCATACCTAGCGCCATTAAGTAGGCTTATAGATTCTTGACCATTAGCCAGGCGTATCTGTCTTACTTGATCTTTAAGAAATTGATTATCTTCTATCGTATAACTAACTTGCCTAAATGTATCTAATGCCATATTACGATTAGAGGACATGCCCAGTACATTCTTAGAACCCCATAAGAATAGATGGCTCAATATAAGCATGCGTGCTAAATGGGTCTTACCATTTTGACGTGCTACCAGTATTAGAGCTGTCTTTTTACGCCAGTTATTCTCATCATCTACACATAACAAATCATCTAGTACAAATCTTTGCCAGGGGATTAAAGGTAGACCGATCCTCTCAGCTAGATCGGCCACCTCGTCCGCTTTGCTCTTACCTTTAAGTAAGGGCGTGTGAACTCTAGGCTCTGTGCTACCAATTAGCCCGACCCCTCGTTTAATCGGGATTATTTCTGCATCATTCTTCATCGAAGTTTAGTGTATCTGGTTTATTAAAAGGTGAGTCTGGAACGATCTGGACTGTCTTGGAGAGAGAAGGTTTGGAAAAGACAGGGGGGGTCGGCATGCTATTAAAAAAACGACCACCTTTAGCGCTGTTACATGACTTACACATGCTTTGTAGGTTGTCTGGACTCCACATGTCCCCACCCTTTACTCTAGGTATGATGTGATCCACTGTATGAGCTGGCCTGTTGCACACCACACACACCCAACCATCACGATCAAGTATCTGTATGCGTAGCTTCTGCCACTTGCCACTACCTATAGCTCTTTTACTCAATACCATCCCTTAGCCTTATGATGAGCGAGCGCTCTACATGCACATCCATCATAGCGTCTATCTAGATATTTAAGTCCTAAGTCTATCTGTTTAACAGGATCCTTCTCTTTAGATTTAAGTATTTGGAATAGACCAAACGCACTAGAGTTAGGGTTCTTAGCCTTATGATTCCAACGACTCTCTAAGTGTATTAACTCATCTACACAATAGAACTGTTCGAAGTTGTAGTTCATCTTATGAAATGTAATTTGCTTTAATGTATTGACTTTATATTCTTTAGGCTTATTAGCTTGTAATGCAACGGAATAATCTTTTGAAAAGCAAAGACTAAATGCAATTAGCATAGAGCCTGCCCAAACTCTGCGCCTACCGAGCCTGGCCTTGGGCGGCTCAGCTTTTCGATTTAAGATCGAACGCTTTTTGAGGGTACCATACATATCCAAATCCTTTCAAGGTAGATAGCAATATCATCTCACTATATGGACAGTGATTTAGATCACAATATATTTACAGTAGTAGCGTAGATCATCTGTGTCTAGCCATGTATCTACATAACCAGCCTCACTCATGGTTTAGACCCCCATCCAGTACCCTTTAAGATTATCCCAGGTGCTGAATACATACGTGCCATATCTAGCCCACATTTAGGACAATTCATGCCGCCATCATCCTCTTTATATGTCCTATGCACACTTCCATAAGTACCACACTCATTACAGCTATATTCATATGTTGGCATCATATTCTCCAATCAATAGGCAAGTGTGGCAAGGCAGTGTGTCAAACTGCCAAGCCCCACAGCTATTACATCTACTAACCTTGCTGTCTTTAGGTGCATCTTTCTGCTCAGCTATATTTTTGACACCAACACAGCCACAGTCCATGCACTGATACATCTTGAACCCATCTGGCATATCTGCCTGGTCAAGCCATAAGAACTCAGTGTTACGACTACACCCATTACATTTGAATTTAGTCACGAGCTATCAATTCGTGGCATCGAAAGCATGTGCCATCTTTGAAAACCCTATCATCGCCACACATTTCGCATGTGATAACAGATTTGACTAGATGCACACCACTATCATCTATTTCAACAGTGACTCCACTGCCGTTGATAAATGCGATGTATCCCATGGTTACTCCTTATCCTTAAAGTACCAAGCGCCTGTGCTGGTCTGTGATGCCCATTTAGCATGTTCTTTAATATTGCCCAGGCATACATATCCATAAAACGGCTTTTTGGTTGTCTTGCTAACACCTTGCTTAAGTGCCATGCCATGAGAGCAGCAATCTACTGGTGGCTTAGGTGTATCTGGCACAGCTGCAACCCAATCAGTAGTAGTCCACTGCACAGGGTCTTCTAGTTTGTTTTCGACTGTAAAAACTGCTCCACTTGAAGTATTAGCAACTCGTTGCATTTCTGTTCGGCTAGGTCTTGCACCTTTTTTCGAATAGATGTAATTTGCCA